GCTTTTAATTTTCCCAAATAATCATCAACCATCAAAAGGCTGTTGCCGCCCTCGGGCATGTGGGGATTGACGCGGCCGTTCCTGAATAGATTAAGGCGGCTGCGAATAGTTCTCGTTAAAATATATTTCAAAAAGGGATTTGAAACATCTTTGCCACCCGCAGCAATACATTTAAGGCAATGAGCCCGGCTCAAGGTTATCGAACACGGAGCATCCGAGCCTTCTATTTTAGAAAGGTCAGTCAGCAAAGTGCACAGGGCCAGTTCCACAATCCCTTTATTTGCTATATTCCTTTTCGCAATGTAGCTTCGATAAGGACAGCCCAAATCATCGTCAAAAAATCTCGGTTCCTCTGCCATTGTTCGCTCCTATAAGGTACAATCATTGCTCGTGTAATCAACAAAGTAACACCAATATTGTTCATCTGGCCAGTCACATTCTGCATCTCCGCCATCACTTCGATAACATCTATCCGCTGTCTGGTCATAGGTGCAATCACCATTAGATAATTCGCATGTACCGTACGATACTTGACACCAAATCAATATTGTTGATGGGAAGAAAAAGAAGCCACAATAAACCGGGTTAACACCATTCCAGCAGCAATCATCACCGTCGGCGCTACTGCCGGAGCCACTGCCTGATGCGTCGCTGCCCGAACCCGAGCCGCTCGGCGTTGGTCCCACCCCCGTTCCGGTGCCAGTTGGCGTTGGCCCCGCGCCTGTGCCGGTTCCTGTTGGCCCCGCGCCCGTCCCCGTGCCGCTTGCCCCCGTGCCGGTGCCCGAGCCAGTTGCCCCCGTGCCTGTGCCGCTTGCCCCCGTGCCTGTGCCGCTTGCCCCCGTGCCAGTTCCACTTGCCCCGGTTCCGGTCCCGCTCGCTCCCGTGCCGGTGCCCGAGCCGCTCGCCCCCGTGCCAGTTCCACTTGCCCCGGTCCCGGTCCCGCTTGCCCCCGTGCCAGTTCCACTTGCCCCGGTTCCGGTCCCGCTCGCTCCCGTGCCGGTGCCCGAGCCGCTCGACGAGCCGCTTGACGTGCCGCTTGACGTTCCACTTGACGTGCCGCTGCCTTCTCCGCTTGACGTGCCGCTTGACGTTCCACTTGACGTGCCGCTTGACGTGCCGCTCGACGTGCCGGAGCCTGTTGTGCCAGACGGACCGGCGATGCTCAACACAGATGCCCCGTAGCGTGTTGCAGAAAAATCATCAGAATCAAAAATGCAAACGCCGGATAAATCCCAATATCCACCGCCCGATGCCGTGCCAGCCCCGATTGCAACACTCGTTATGCCGCCGGAGTGCGTCACATAGAAAGCACTGCTGAAAGCTATCTTGCCGAAGCTCTGTATGCCACTCACTGCCCCGCCATCTTCAGTTATCGCAACTGGCATAATGCACCTATGTTAAACCGACCGTTACCGTCCCCGTATAATTGTTATAATCCAACGAGAATCCAGTGGTAAAATCAATGACCGCCGGAGAATGGCGGATGGCCTGGACCACATTCACGGCAGAAGAAAACCCAACATTAATATTAGCGAGCACAAGGTCAAGTCGGTGTGTATCTCCAAACCATACATCGGGCGTTGCGATACAGAGAATGTTGCCAGTATCGCATTTCTGAGCCATGCCATTCATCGCGGCAACAAGCCGGTCGCCCGGTGATATTGTTCCAATCTGTGGATTGGATATCTTGACGTAATGCACCCCGCTCGTCCAGCAATTCCCAATTTCACCGGCCGCGACGTTCGAACTGTCAACAACCGCGATGCTTTCCACCCCGGCTTTTCTCGGATTCACGCCATTGTATATATTTTCGTTGTCAAGCGTCGCGCCTGAGCCGGTCCCGCTTCCGCTGGCCGTGCCGGGAAGATTATACATTTCATAGACATCAATTATCCAGCCGAAGGTTCTTGAAAGCCCCGTAGCGTTATAGAACAGTTCCGGCCCTCGCGGAATGATTTTGTTTCCGGTGGATGATATGGCGATATTGCTCCCGACGCGGCTCACATTCACGCCGGCTCCGCCGGTAATATTCCGCAGTGTCGCATCACGAAGTTCATTCAGCAAATCAGCACTTAGCGAATCGCCTTTTTTCCACTTATGTAGATTGTCTTGTTGCATATTAAAATCCGGAAAAATCCCTCTCTGAATACCACGTAATTGTTTTCTGGCCTGTCCCGACAACAAGGTCATGCGGCGGCCGGCCCGTCTCGGGGTCAACATATCGCACGCCGATATCCCACCCATCTATGTTGTATTGAAATTGATAGGTTAGCAGATACTTAAAAGCCGTTTCCGTCGGGTCCCATGATACGCCCGTGCACATCCACGTCCGGGCAGCCCCATTTTTCCACGCCTCAGCATTCAGGTAACCTATCCAGCCCATGGCTATCTCTTGCGGGTCTATCGTTTCTTCAGTGCTCTCAATAGTCAATTGCGCCTGGGGCACAAGTACCTGAATATTTGCCCCTTGCGTTTTTCCCTTATAGGTTACGCTGATTTGGGCTGAGTTCTCATCGAGATTTGTTTCGATTTGAGAAAGGGACGCTTCGCCACGTAATATCAGCCCGTTATAAAGGATCCCCCGGCGCTCCCGCGCCTTGAAGGTTACGGTCACTTCCGCAATGCTCGGCTCGATAATTGTAACATCTCTTTGCTGCACATAAAGCGTCACGGAATTAATGGATATGCTGTCGCCGGCGGCGGGTAATCCTCCCGTCCCCAGAATATTTTCAAAAGTCGTCGCAACATCGGCGCCGCTTCCCGTTCCGCTGCCGCTGCCGGTGCCCACAGAGAACTCCGTCACCCTGTAAAGCCGGGTCACTTCTATTACACGGCCACTTTTCTCTATGCAGGATATGTCATCAATCTGGTCTACATATAAAGCCATCATCCCACCCTTGGCGCTTTGCCGGTTTTCCGGTCAATCGAGCGCAATAATTCATGCGTCGTCAAATCCTCAACCTTGTTTTTCTTCCCTTGCATTCCCGGAAGCCCTCCGAGCGCCATGCGTTTTATGTTTACCTGTTCGGCCCGGCCTGTGCGTTCAACCCCTTTAAGCCCGCCGACGCCCTTCCGCTCCTCTTTCAAGAGGTTTGTCATGGCGCCATATTCTTCAGCCGTAATCCGGTGCAAATCGAGGAGCTTGTCGATCATCTTCATTTTTTCTTTGTAAATATCTTCAGGCCCTTTGATTGCCTCACGCATGGATTCCTCGAAGCTCTTGAGTTTTTCAACTTCATCGTTGAGTTTTTGCTGTTCTGCAAGCTGTTTTTTAGTGGCGTCATACCACTTCAATTCTGCATCCGTCGCGCCGAGCATCTTCAGTTTGTACCGCTCAACGGCATCAGCGCCCTCTTTCAAGGCAAATAATTGTTCGGACATTTGGCTGCCGATGTCCTGGATTTCCATCTGCTGTTTCTTTTCCTCCCTGACCCGGTCCATTGCCTTTTCTAATCCAAGCGCAAATCTTATCTCTGCCTCGGTCGCCTTAATTTTTTCCATTTTGTATCGGAGCAATTCCTCTTTGTTCATCATTAGCGCGCGGGCCTGTTCAACAAGCCGGTCAGTAACCTTTTTCACCCCGGCCGCCCGCCCTTTTTCGGCCTCTGCTGCGGCCTTTCTTACGTTTTCCTGCCGCGCTTCCTCCGCCGCGATTTTTTTCTTTTCATCCGCCGCTTTCTTTTGGGCATTCCCTAATGTGGAGAGTCCCTGCTTTTCAATGACCTGGCGGGCCTTAATCATTGCAATACGCGCTCTCTCTGCGGCTTCAGCCCCTTTTGTTATCCTGATATAAGCAAGAACCTGTTCCATCCCGCTGGCCTGGGCGTCTGCAATTATTTCAGCGCCATGCTCTACCTGCTCTGCGTATAAATCACGGCCGCCGGAAAGGATTTTCCAATCCAAATATTTTGCCTTTATCAGTGATAATGTGGTGAGCCATCTTCGAAATGAACCCGTTGAGACTTTAGCTGAAAGGCTGGCGGCCTTAAAACCCAATTCTATATCAGCGAATTTCTTTACATATTCAGGACTGATGTATAAGTTTTTCTTCATCTGCGCAATACTTTTTGATAATTCTGCAAATTGGAATGACGCATCGCCGAGCCGGTCCCATAGTTTACTTTGTACAAGGTCGCCGCTAATTCCCTCGAATGTTTTCAAATGTCCATTCAAGGAGTCAACGCCGCTGACAAGGTTGTTGATAACGGCTATTGAATCAGTACCGAAAATCTTCTTCAATGTATCCGGGTCGAACTGTTCGAGCTGCCGCAAATCTTTTATAAAATCCCCGGTCGTTTTCAGTCCGAGCTTTTGGGCCTCGCCTAATCGAAGGAATACATTGCGCAATCCGGTAAATGTTTTTCGCGTTCGTCCGCCGCGCTGCGTTGCCACAACAATAGATGCGGATACCTGCTCCATCGTATAGCCGAATGTTTTCGCCGCGCTGATCACATCCGGATAAAATACCGCCATTTCCCTGAGCGTCACCTCGGCAAGTTCCGCCGTTTTAGCGAGAAGATTCTGCGCATGATTTACGTCCCTCAATGAGTCGCCGTAAATCAGCATCAACTTTGTCAACGCCCGGACGTTCTGCCGCAGGTCCCCACCGAGAACCCGCGTCATCTCGATGGCCTCTTTCAGAACCTGCTTGCGGATTGTCGCAGCTAAATCGGATGCGCCGGATTGCAGGGCAAACATCGCACCGGCAATTTCCTGCCTGGACTTTCCCATCTGATTGGACAGGTGGATAACCTCGGCCTTTACCGCCCGGATATTTTTGACATTATCCCCGAGCGAAAGCAGCTCCGTCATCTCGGCTTCAAAGTCTAGCGTCGCCTGCCGCGCCCTTTTCAAATCGGCGACAATAGCAGAAACCGCTTTAGATAATCCCATAGCCAAGCCGGCGCCGGCAAAAAGGGACTTCGCCGTATTCGTGAATCCATAAAGCGTTTTTCGCGCCCGGCTCATTCCCTTGTGGAACTTCTTCGTCCGTGCCTCAACGCTTACGATTATCGCCATGTTTTTTCACCTTCGCATTATGGGCACGTGCCCAGGTTTTCAGCATTGCAATCTGTTGTTCCGCCGTCATCGGTTTCTTCTTCTCCCCATCAAACTTCATCATGAAGTCGCCAGGCGTAAACGCCTTGCCGCGCGTCCTGTGAGTGTTGGCAATCACCGAGGCGATAATGCCCGCCTGCGCATCCGCCCGCCACGGCCCGAACGGCTCTATAATTTCAAACGCCTGCCACTCGGAAAACTCCCGCGAATCAATCCGCCGTTGCGCGTCCCGAACCGTCATTCCCAGCGCAAGGGCTAACCGGAACCAGAACTTTCGTTCGGGACGCTTTCGGAGTTTTTTACCATGGCCTCGGCATCTTCCTGGGTCAGCCCGCTCAGGCGCGCCGCTACCTGGAATATCCTGTCAATCGCAGCCGCCGACTTTCCATTGAGTGCATCAACATCGGCCGGCTTGAAAATCAGGTGTCCTTCTGCGTCAACGACGGACATCACCGCCATAAGCGCTTTCAGGCCTGTCAGGTCGCCTTTCTCTTTGTCCCTGATGCCTTCGTCAAACGCATCGCGCTCAACGCCGGTCATCGTCCGGACGCGCACACTCCCTTTCCATTCCGGGATGTCAAGCGTTTCCGTCGGCAGGTCAACCGCCTTTAAAATTGCATCACGGCTTAAAGTCATCGCAATCCCTTTCCGTTACTGTTTAATTTTACGAACCTGATCCGGTACCCGAACCCGAGCCCGTGCCGCTACCCGGGAATGTAATCTCACCGGTCGCTTTGATTGTCATGCTCGCCGTCATCTTATCTTCAAGCGGCGCGCCCCAACTCCATCCGGTCATGAACCCGTCAAAGACCATGCTGCCCTGGCTGCCGGGGAATGCGATGGTTATCTCCTCGACCGCTCCGTCAACCGGCGGGTCATCATTCGGGTCATAGGCAAATTCAAGGGTCAGTTCGCCGGGGTCAGTAAGCTCCCCGGGAATAAACGTCCTCCATTTTGCCGACCCGAGATGCGACGTCTCAATCGAGGCCCGGTCCACCCCGTCATGCGCCACATTGAGAAAATGGGCCACAAACGCGCTCGTGCCGAATGTGATAGTAATCCCTGTTCCAATTGAACTCTGCATAACAAACTCCTTTCAAATAAAAAAAGCCGGTCCCGCCGACTAGTCGGAACCGGCTTGCTACAATTTGCGGGGGCGACCCGCAAAGTACACTTAGGTTTTTTTACGTATTGGTTGGCACTGATTCTTCGTACCAGACCATAAAATCTATCTTCGTTGAGAACGTGCCGCCCTGGCTCGCGTCAGTCGGCTTCTCATAATCATCAATTTCATTTTGCAGGGATATCCCCTGAATAACCGGTTTTCCTGAAGCCGCTGTGTACCCGTCCAGCAGGTTCCTCACCGCCTCTGTAACATTCCATGCCTCAAGGGATGATCTAGCATACACGGATATCTGGAAGGTCCCCTCCGCCAGTCCCGCCGGCGCGCTCAGGTGGTGATGATGCACCGTCGCGATGCGCTGATACACGACGAACGGCATATCCGCCGAACTCGGCGCCACAAGCGGATAAATCCGCGCGCCCACTAATGCATCAACCGCCGCTGAATCTTTCAATAAACTATATATTGCTGTCTTGATGCTCATATTTTCCCACCTGGTACTGCTGCGGCGATCCCCGCCACAATCTCTTTTCCGATAATCCGCTTGGCCACTTCTTTCTTTGATGCCTCCGCCGGTCGCATATACGGGTATGCCGGTTGGGTTTTCGTGCCATATTCGAGTGAGAAGGGATAATATCCGGGCGCATCGGCTGGGATGCCGAGTGCCTTCCGCGTAGGCGTTATCACCATAACGCCGATTTTAAATCGCGAACGTTTTATAGCGCGGATTTTAAGCCCCTTCTGAAGCGCCCCGGTCAGTTTATGCGGCGCAAGATTTGCCTTCGCCTGTTTTAAAACCGGCCTGGCCCCTGCCCGAATGGCCCGCCGTACAATCTTCTTCTGCACCTTATTTTCAAGCGCATCTAATTTTCGCTGTGTCGCTTTGCCGCCGACTACGCTTATGTCAATCATTAATGCCTCGGGAATATCGGGTGATGAATTAAATGCGCAACGTGAACCGC